AAATAAACAAGTTTATTTTAATTATTTTAATTATTTTAATTATTTAATATATTTAATATATTTAATATATTGGATATATTGGATATATTGGATATATTGGAGAAGTCCTGTCAAAAAGTTTACCTCGGCTAACTTTATGGTTATGGGAACCCTTCCTCGTCCAAATTGTTGTTTTTCCATATAGTTAAAAGTTAACTGTAGCACCATCCAAATTATTGTTTTTCCATATAGTTAACTTTTAACAGTAGCTTCGTCCAAATTGTTGTTTTTCCATATAGTTAACTTTTAACAGTAGCTTCGTCCAAATTGTTGTTTTTCCATATAGTTAAAAGTTAATTATATACTTGTAACACAAAAGAGTGAGGATAAAAAATAATTTTAGTGATATTTGTAACAGTTAAAAGTTTACAAACACTAATAATGTACAAGAAATATATACTATTGAACTTTCGTGGTAACGGTAGTAAAATACAAGGTATGAAACAAGACAAACATTATGAGGATCTTCGTGAAGAAGCAATCTTCGCATATCAGAAGACCTACAAAGAATCTTTGGCTTTCGATATGGTTAAAGCCACGAAAGAAGAACGTGCACGTCTTTTAACGGATCCAATCTTCATAGCTGAGACCAGAGCAATAAAAGCATCATTTTTCGTTGAAAGCATCACCGAGCTTGGAAAGGTAATAAAAGGTGACTACGCTGACGAGAACAAAGGATTGACAAGCTCGGAAGTAATGAAAGCCCTGGACATGAGAAACAAAATGATTTTCTCTGATCTGGATGAGGGTGTTGATGAATCATCAGCACTCAACATCGTTGTATTAAAAATGACACGGGAAGAGATGGAAGCAATGGATACGGTAGAAATCTTTCATGGAGCAGAGCCAGAGTTAGCAGACAACATCATAGCACCCGGTAACGAAATACCTGAAGAAGAGAACGAAGACGGAGTAATAGAAGGTATAATTGACGAAGAGGAAGAGCAATGGTAGTAAAAAAAGCTCTTATCCACCAGAGCGTTTTCGCACAAGCTCCAGAACTATTTCCTGAGATAATGTATTTCTTCCTTATAGGGGGATATGCGTGTGGTAAAACATCAGCACTGTCGGATGCTATAATTGAATCAGTGGCAGAGCTAGCAGGTAAAAAAGACAAGGAAGGAAGAAAGCCAAAAATAGGTGTGTGTGGTATCACACTTACCTTTCTTAAAAAAACATTATCCGGTGCGTTGACTCAGATACTCGATATGACAAAGAGTACCTACACGTATGATAAGAACTCAAATATATTAACCGTTGCCGGTGTAGAGCTTCACCTGACACCTATAATAAACGAAGAGGACATATTCGGATTCGACTGGTGTAGGGCGTTCGTAGACGAGCTTGACGAGTTACCTACATACAAGGCAGTAGCCGTTGTAAAGACAATAAGTGAACGATGCAGACAAACCATTGACGGGGTGAGATCTCCGTTTCTTTCTTTTGCTACCACTAGCCAGGGGCTTAAAGGTACATTCCAAACAATAGAGACATTCAAGAAACAAGGCGTGTCATACTTTATTGTGCGAGGAAGAACCGCAGATAATATTCATTTGCCAAAGGCGTACATTGAAAATCAGTACAAGATTATGTCAAAGAAAGAAATTGAGTGTTACCTGGAAGGAAAGTTTGTTTCAGTAAACACCGATAAGACCTATCAGAACTATAACAGGCAAAATCATTATCTCGACTTCGACGTGTATGACACGATAAATGAAGACGACATAATATACATCGGACAGGACTTCAACAAAGGATTCAACAAAGCTGCGGCTATTATTTGCCGGGAAGGAATTGCATACATAGTAAAGAACTACGTTTTTCCGGATGTAAGAAAAGCCCCGGAAGTGTTCCGGTATGACTTTCCGAAAAACAGGATCCGGTGGATACCGGACTCAACAAGCAATGAAACTTTGCCACAGTTCAGAAAGGCAATGCGGGAAAACAACATAGAAGTTATATATCGGAAAAAGAATCCGCTGGTTAAAGATAGAACATTCTTGATAAACTCCCTTTTCAATGCGGATAGATTGTTCGTAAGCAAGATGTGTGAGGATGTTGATGAAGCGTTATTCACCAGGCAGAACGATCCCGTTACTGGACTTCCAATGAAAGGGAAAGGTGAGAACGCACCAGACCATATTTGTGATTGTGTTGAGTATGCGCTGTACTATTGTGTGTCATGGCTTGCAATGTTCAAGGATCTCTACAGTGTGACCTTGGGAAGAAGATTCAAAAATCTTGTAAACGCAGGGCTTAAAGAATCGAAGGATACCTATATGTATATTAAAGAAGCTGAAAAGGTATAAAGCATTGACAATATAACAGTGCTGCCTCTATACTGAATATAGTATTTTGTTACCAGGAGGTACTTGGTATGAACAAATGGAAGATTGGCGGAATTGTCGGGATTGTTCTCGGCTCTGTTGCCCTTTTCTACGGTGGAGCCTCTGAAAGCGAAGTGGCTGCTATTGTAGGTGGCGTGTTCGTTCTTTTCGGTGTTATTTCTGCGATCATAAAGAAATAATGCCTTTGAAGGAGCCACAAGGCTCCTTCAAGACTTTATAAGGCAACCTCATGACAAACGAAGAGCTTAAAGAGATACATAGAATAATAAAGTCTGGTAAAGGGTCTACCTATCGGACGAAAGACAACAAAACACATATAACAGATTCAACAAAGTTCAAGTCTTTTCCAATACGCTGCATGGACTCCATAAATGATATTATGGAAAATGCTTCATTACGATCAATCAAGGAAAAGAATATTCCCGTATGCTCCCTTGGAGATATTGAAAGAACTTCCAAGATGGCGGCACAAAAGGCACTTATAACCATTGTACAAGACGGAGCCGGAGCACGGTATGTCAGAGACAATATTTATAATCCGGTGACGGGAGCAGGAACGGGAGCGGATCCTACAGTATATGGAAATGCTTTTCCGAACCTGTGGATCTCTCCGTATGAAGCGTCGGCACTGTACTCCCAGAAAGGTCTGCCGGAACTGATAATCAACAAGAAGTCAAAGAGTATTTTTCTCAACGGCATAAAGATAAAAAACGCAAAACTGAAGAGTAAAGACCTGGATGCAGTAAATCTCAATATGGTAAAACTCGGTATTCCGAAGATAATATCGGATGCTGTACGTGATTCCCTTGTATACGGCGGGGATCTTGTGTTCCCTTTGTTCAAAAAAGACAACCCGATAACTACTCTTTTGCCTTTCAATATGTTGATAAAAGCAGGTATCCTTGGGAAAGGGAGCATTGATTACATAGTTTCTTTGGACAGATGGAATACCATGCACCTTCCCTTCACAAACCCTACACACAGGGATTATTTGAACCCAGAGAAGTATTTTATTCCTTATCTCGGAGCGGATATTCATGGATCCAGGGCATCGAGGATTGTAACCGGATCTCAGGCAGGATGGCTTGGGCAAGTGGCAACCTATGGATGGGGTCTTTCCGACTTCTGTGGGTATATGCGAGAGATCATAAACTACAAAAATGCGGTGAATACGCTTCCTATTATGATCCAGCAGATGTCAATTCTTGCAAGAACCATTCCTGTGGACGGTATTTTGGCTTCGGAAGGGGCAAATGCGCTCGATGCGTTAACTGAGCAAAACACGATTAAAATACGGGAAATGAGCCTTACAAACCCGATAAATATTGATCTTTTGGGTGAACTACACGCCATAAACCGTGATTTTGCGGAAGTTCCGTCACTCATACGACTGTTAAGACAGGATGCAGCAGCGGCGGCAAGTGTTCCGGAACCGCTGTTGTGGTCAAGCGAGAAGGGGAATTTCTCCTCTGGAGACGATACTGAGGGCAATCTCCAAAAGCAATATGAGTCTATCAAGTATATTCACAGTGATGTTCAGACGCAATTCAAGAAACTTGCTATGATCTTGGTTATTGATGCCCTGGGGACAGACAGAGAGATCCTGGAGGCACTACCATACACTGAAATGCACTTTGACGTGCCTATGGTAGCAAACGCTGCAGAACGAGCTCGGGTAGGATATGACATTGCACAGACCTATTTTCAGCTAGTAGCATCTCAAATGCCCGCTTCAATGGCAGCGCAGATAGCATCAAGTTATGCCGGGGATGAATTGTCGTTCTCCTCAGAGCTTCTTGAAGACCTTGAGCGAAGACAGAAAGAAGCAGACGAAAGGGCAGAAGAAAAGCACAACAAAGAAATGGAACTTATGGAAGCTCAGATTGAGTCTACGAAAGAATCATGCAAACAGGAAGAAAAAAAGTCTTTGTTCCCGTCACTGAAGAAAAAAGAGCCTGAAGAAAAGAAGAAATATGATAAGCTGGAACAAAGACAGCACGAGAAAACCAGAATAGGATCCGAAAAAAGAAGTGTGGCATTACAGAGAAGGTCTGCTGAAACAGCCACAAAAAGGACAAACCGAGGAGTAAACACCAATGAGTAAGCCATACTTTGAGAAAAAAAGTGTTATTCTCTGTCGCTCCGGGATCCAGGTGTACCGATATAGTGAACTCCCCGGACTTCAGCTCGGATCCGCTCCAAAAGAAGTAAAAGATGTTTACACGGTGTACAGACCTAAAGAAGTTGTTCGTGGAGCTGCGGAAAAATGCAAGATGCTTCCTATAACAAAAGAACACCCACCTGAGTTCGTTAATGGGGACAACTGGAACCAGTATGCTGAAGGGTATACAGGAGAAAATGTACAGGTGGTTGACCTTGAAGACGGCGAGATCGGTCTTGAAAGTTCCCTTGTATTTTCAACAAGGAAAATTTATTCCTATTACAAGAACAACAACAAGATGGTATCCCTTGGGTATAAGTGCAAAAACAAATGGGTGGAAGGTAAAGACTGGGACATAGAACTTGTGTCCATTGATGAAGTAAACCACCTGGCAATAACAGCAATGGGAAGAGGGGGCACAAGCGTGGCTGTTATTGACTCGATGAAAGGTGTATTTGATTCGGTGCGCTCCGGTATTTTTCATTATGCTTTTGCTTGCCAGGGAGTGACAGACTCGG